AAAGTCCCATTGCCAGCATATTCTTTGCTATATCCTGAGCTTTCTGATTCATACCTTTTTCCATACCTTTTTCCATACCTTCCTTCATACCAATTTCCTTACCCTCAGCTATGCCTTCACGCTTAGCGGTGTCTACGGAATTCTTGATGTCGCGATATGCCATCTTGCTGGTCTCGTACTCCCTCATTTCCTGCGGAGTAAACTTGGCTATCTCGGCTTCCTCGAAGAGGCGGTCGAAAACCTTGTCGCACAGCTCCTTCGGACGCTGGGTAAGCTTATAGAGGTTCTTCAGAGCATAGAGCCACTTCTCGTAGAGCGTATCCAGTTCTTCCAGGGGTTTGTTGAACTTGGAAATCTCTACATAAATATATTCGAGTTTGTCGTAAAATACTTTGTGGGTAGCTGTGTCGCACAACTGCACATGATGGCGGATTTTCTCCTTGTCGAAGGCGTCCTCGTTCATGCTGAAGTTGAGCAGGGCTACGGTATAGACATGATTGAGCTTGAAATCCCAGTCACTCCCCTTTGGTGCCTGTTCACGGATAGGGAAGGTTGAGTAGAAAAGGGCGCGATCCTTGAAATACGTCTGGTAGGCATTCTGCATTTCTACGATGAACTTCTCGCCATTTTCTCCTTCACAATACACGTCAAAGATGGCTTTGCGGTCGGTATAGACATCTCCTACGTGTTCTGGATTCAGATACGACACGTCCTTCACAACCTGTCTGCCATTAAACAAGCTGTTGAGGAAGCAAATCAGCAAATCCTTGTTCATTGCTGTTCCAAAAATTCGCTTGAAACCGAAGTCGGTCAGCAAGCTGATATATCTTTCTTCTACCTGCTTCATAATCATCTGTTTTAAATATCCATGCCGCAAAGTTACGACTTTATTTTCATATCTGCAAGAGATTTCTGGGAAAAGTTGCAGGAAAAGTTAGGAACCCACATAATTATAAGGTAAATATCTGTGTAAATCTGTGGGACTTGTTCTTTGTCCCACAGATTACACAGATACAACGACAAGGGTCTATATGCCACGATGAATAGGTGGCGTATAGACCCTTCTTGCAATATTATACTTCCTTCCAATCTACCAATCCCTTTCCCATATCATCCAGTTCTATGGCAAGGGCAATTACCTTGCGCTTATCAGCTTTGAAAGGCTCGGCATATTGCTTGGCTTTCATCTGCTCTTCGGCTGCATCCACGCCGCCGTTGTTGCTCAGCTTCAACTCCAGCACATAGATGAAGTTGGTAACTTCTACCACCATATCAATCCTGCCCGTAGCTATCATCTTCTCTACTTCCACCCGGCAACCGATGGCGTTGAAGATGGTGCTCAGAATCAGGCGGTAGCTGGGTAGATTGGATATCACCATTGCTTCGCAGAGTAAGTGCAGGCAACACCGTCTCATAAAGTGCTTGCCTTACTTCTGTGTTAGGGAACCCCAGAATATAGACTCCCATCTGATAATCCTTAATGGTAAGATAACCCGACTGATAGAGAAACAGCTCTGCTCCTCCGCCTGTCACATCCGATGTCTCTATGGTTTGACGGAGAATGGCGCATGGGTCAAAATTACCCAATTTGATTTCCATGTCATCCACAAACTTTGGCAGCAGCGAGGTGGCACCCGATGAAGCCCAGTAGTTCTTCAAATCGGAATCAGCCAAGGCATTGATGAGGCTGAACGGATTGAATACATCCACCATATTGCGACGACTGAAGTGATAGCCGTCATAATATGCCGTCAGATTGGCTACTGCTTCGTCGTAAGTCCAGTCTTCATATTCTGCCAACTTGTTGATTTCCGGCTTGAAATCACGTAATAATTCTTCCTTGGTAATACCGCAGATGGCAGCATATTCCGGCTCAAAGCTGATATTGCTCAGATTATTAAGTACAGAGAAGAGAGAGATTTGCGTAAACTTGGTGATGCCGGTGATGAAGACAAACTTTTCGTATTTATCCTGTGCTTTCAATACTGCAAATACTTCTCTATTTATATCGGTACATACTTTATGCTGTGGAGTCTTCCAGGAATGCTGCAATGGAGAGTCGTATTCGTCGATAAGAATGGCAACCTGCTGTCCGGTTTTGTTGTAAGCTGCTTCAATAATATTCTTGAATCTTACGGCAAGAGAACTATTCTGACGCACAACAATTCCGTACTCCGTTTCAAGAGTATTGAAAATATCGTCCAAGTAGCTTTGTATACTTTCCGGCTCTGCTCCTGCCTGACTCATATCCAGTCTGATGACTGGTCTCTTTACCCATTCCGTCTCCAGCTTCATAATCTTTAATCCCTCGAAGAGTTCCTTCTTGCCCAAGAAATAGGCTTCGAGCGTATCGATAAGGATGGATTTACCGAAGCGGCGTGGGCGGCTCAGGTAATTATACGTTTTATTTCTGTTGGCAAGTTGCCAGATAATATCTGTCTTGTCAACATACAAATATCCACCCTTTCTGATTTTCTCAAAAGATTGGATGCCTACTGGCAATATTCTATCGTTTGTCTCTACCATAATTCCTAATCAGTCTTTAAAATCAACTTTTGCGCAAAGTTACGGTTTTATTTTCATATCTGCAAGAGATTTCTTATAAAAGTTGAGAAAAAGTTATGGGACACGTATCCATACAGGCAGATTATGTTAACAAGGCAGTGAACAACTTTACCCAAGGCTTTGCCCAACTTTGCCCAAGGCTTTGGGCATTTATGCCCGAAATTGTCGGTTAAGTGTACCCGCGTACTCGGGCGTCGGTGCTCACGTTCGTGGGCATGAATCCTCAGGAACGTGGGCTTTTTGCTGTAAACCCCATCGTGACTTTACGATGGAAATATCCTGTTTCCCGCTGAAAGTTTCCATTTTTTATAGAAAACAGCCATGTTTTATGCAGAAACAGCCCTTTTTTTTAGGTAACTACCATGTTTTTCGCTGAAAAAACGCATTTTTTGCCTCTTTGTGGCAACAAATGGTAATAACGTGGTAATAAAAAAGCCCTTATTACCACGCTTAAATGATTCATTTTCAGATAGTTGTTGCGTAGCGTGGTAATAGTGGCATTATTTTTAAAAGATATGGTTTCACGCACTTTATTAGGAAAGATATGCGTCATCTGCAAATTAAGAACAGCTTCTCAATAGGGATAATGCATAGAGAGGCAGTATGGTGACATGCCTTACAGCATCATCGTCCTGCTTGTCAATGTAATCGAATGCTCCAAAATTCTCTAGGGAACAACGGAAGGCTTCGGTGAGTTTTTTCTCTCTCATGAATAGCCAGAGACTCTTCATGCCACCCTGAGTGCCCGACTTGATTTCTATAGGGGTAATCTTCATGTTGTGGATTTCCAGATAGTCTATCTCGGCAACACTCTTTCCCTTCCGCTCCCAATAAAACATCTTCTGACGCTGGATGCAAGGTTTGTAGCGCATCATCTCAAGTCCGGCAACCATTTCTGTAAGACCTCCTTTGTTGACAAGTTCCTGAGGGGTGCCGGCTAAAATAAGTTCTATGAGCTGCTGAGACAGGTCGCCTTCCAGCTGAAGCACAGCCAACAGTAATCCCGGGTCCAGGAAGAGGACCTTCATGCTTTTCTCGTCGGCTTCCGCATCCAGCGGAATGCCATTGCCCGATGTTGCGACTACTGGAGTTACGATTCCGGCAAGTGTCAACAGGCGGATGGCTTCTCTGATTTGTGAACTCTGATAGTCTGCTGATATTTGCTTGTATGTCAGTTTTTCTCCAGCCTGATGGCAGATGCCACGCATCGTTGTGCGCAGCAAGTCAGGGTTGACTCTCTTTTTATATTTGCTGAAATCATCTTCATATGTCAGTATGATGTCTTCCTGGATGTTTCTGCATCGGTTGAAATCGTGCGTATTAATCCACGCCAGTACAGATTCCGGCATGCCTCCAACAAGCAGGTAGGTGCGGAAGTATTCCACGAGTTTATCATGGAAGGCTTGATCTAAAGACTGGTTTCTATATGCTTCATTTCGGAAACGGATGAGACCTTCTTCGTGATTGGCATACAGGAATTCATCGAAAGTCATCGGATACATGAAGATCGAGTGAATCCTTCCAACTCCAAAAGTAGGGAGTTCCTGGAGTGTAAATTCCAGAAGTGATCCTGCGGCTATGACATGCAGCTCAGGATAATCTTCCTTGAAGAAGCGTAGTGCCATGATGGCTTCAGGGCATTCCTGTATTTCGTCGAAGAAGAGGAGCGTCTTACCTGCTTCTACAGGGACATTGATATAGCTGCTGATTTTTTTAGCAATCAATCGTACGTCAATATCTCCCTGAAAGAAGGTTTTGATTGCCTTGTTGCGTTCGAAGTTCACCTCGGCGAAATACTCGAATTGTTTTCCGAAGTTTTTAACCGCTGATGACTTTCCAACCTGTCGGGCACCACGAAGCAGCAAGGGCTTCCGCATGGAATCTTCTTTCCAGGCGCTGAGTTCTGAATCTATGTTTCTTTGTATGTATTTTGCCATAATTGTAACTGTTTGAATAACAGATGCAAATATAATGAGAATACTTAAATCCGAGAAATAAATCATGTTAAAATACTTAAATCCGAGAAATAAGTTACGCTAAATTACTCAAATCCGAGAAATAAATCACGTTAAAATACTCAAATCCGAGAAATAATCTGTATTGTTTTAAAAGTCATACAGTTTTTTCTTTTAGTTAAAGATATATAAAAATACAGCAAATATGTGGCATTTTGAATTAAAAGTGATAATTTTGCAATCCGAAACACGGAAAGGTGCTCGAGTGGCTGAAGAGGCACGCCTGGAAAGCGTGTATTCCCCTAAAGGGAATCGGGGGTTCGAATCCCCCTCTTTCCGCAGAAAACACTGAAAATTAAGTATTTCCAAAACATCGTACTTTATCCAACTAAGTGGAATCCTGCACATTCCTGCACATTCTTGCACATTTTTGCACAATTCTGCTTGCAAATAGCTTGCAAATGATAACAACGAAACTATACTTAGATACAAGAGCGGTCAAGGACGGAGAGCCGGCACCGCTAAAAGTTGCCATAACCAAGAAAAGGCAGGCAGCTTACATTCCTCTTGGCGTCAAACTGAAAAAAGAACAATGGGATGCTAAGAAACAAAGAATAGTCGATGCACCAAACAAGCAACGGTTGGAGTTATTTGTCAAGAACAAACTGGTAGAGATAGATAATGCCATATTGGAACTACAGATGAAGGGAGAGCTTACCAAGCAGACTTCAACACAGATAAAGAATAAGGTTGTGGCCTATCTAGACCCTGATGTTAAGAAGAAAGACTTATTTATAAATAGGTATATAGAATATATGAATAGTCGCTCAGCGCAAAGAACCAGGGAAATATATGCAACCACTTTGAAGAAGATGCGCGATTTCGATAGCAAGGTAGATACCTACGCTTTTGAAGATATCTCAAAGGATTGGCTGAAAAGGTTGGATGCCGACTTGGTAAGACAAGGGTTAAAGAAGAACTCCAGGAATATACATTTCAGAAACATACGTGCCGTTTTCAACGATGCCATCGATAACGAGATAACCAGCCATTATCCAATGAGAACTTTCGATATAAATCCGGAGCAGACAGAAAAACGCTCTCTTTCTGTAGATGAGCTACGTACCTTATTTAATTATAATGTGCAGCCATGGCAGCAGAAGTACCTGGATTATTTCAAGCTTACATTCTTCTTGATCGGGATAAACCCTGCCGATATTCTTAATTGTACGGACGAGAATGTTGTAGATGGAAGATTACTGTATAGGCGAAAGAAGACGGGAAGACTGTATAGCATCAGACTGGAACCGGAAGCCATACAGATAATAAATAGGTATAGAGGAAAGACGAATCTAGTCAATTTCTCAGAGAACATGAGGAACTACAAGCAATTTGTGTGCAAGGCAAACAAGGGTCTGAAGGCAATAGGACCTGTCACTAAAGAAAAAAACGAGAAAAAGAAAGCTCACGATTTTCAGAAGGAATATCATACGAAGCATAATCCTCTGTTTGCACATATCTCTCTGTATTGGGCTAGACATACGTGGGCAACAATAGCCTTCTCCATAGGAATACCCGAAGAAATCATTGCCGAAGCATTGGGACATTCCCATGGTAACAGGACAACAGCTATCTATATTGACAAGAGTGTTGCCAATATAGACGCTGCAAATAGAAAAGTATTGGATTACGTTCTATATAAGGAGCAACCAAAGGACTAACCCTTGGAAGCTCCTTTCGAACCAATTAAATTATCAGACCATTGGCCTTCATAAAGTTCACCATTGCCCTGTTCTGTGGCAAAAGGGCAGGGATGTCCATTCTGTTAGCCTTATACAAGTTGGTAGCAGAATTATACATATCCCAGGCAGTCACAAACTCCTTGTCGTGGTAAGCCTCCAGCATATCCTCTGTGAAAAGTGTAATCTGCGACTGATTGAGAGGATAGGTGATGTTCTCACGAATAGACTTTCGTGATGTATCTGCCTTTACTCTTGTAGCAGTCATCAAGCCTATGAGCAAGAACATCTGTTCTGCAGTAATACGTGTCTCCTTCATCTTGGCAATACGCTCACGATCTGTCTCAATAATGTGACGAGCATCGACAAGCCACGACTTCAAGGTGTCAAGCATTGCTGCCACATCCATACCGGAACCCTTCTTGCCCTTCTCCGAATAGCTGGACATATACAATTCCGGCGATAGCATACACTGATTGTGACATATCATCACATTCGGACCGAATCCAATCTGAATACCTTTCTGATGGAAGGCTACGGCCACATTAGTCGTAGTCTCATCATTATCAAAATCAGTGATACGGATATTGGCATAAACTCGGCGGAGGATATGAGCTTCTACCGCATGCTGACCTTTGACCGCCTCCACTTGTGGGAGACGAACTACTCCAGGCGACTGACGGTCTCTGTTCTGTGCTGCAAACATATCATAAACCTCCACGTTGTAGCCGAGCTCTGTACACTCATCAATGACCTTATTGAAAAGGTCAAAGTGATAGATGCCACGAAGTGGATTTCCGTAAACATCATCCTCGCGGTGTGTACGACTCAACTGTTCGAGAGTGATAGCCTGAGTTTTGGCTTTCTCAAAATCAAAGAACTTGTCTTCATTAACTGAAGAAGGAACTGCTACCATATCCTCGGCAGCCTTACTCAAAATTGTTGCTGTTGTCATAATCTTTAATATTTTAATTGGTTACAAATTATTTCAATGGAATACCTGCTTCTTTAAGAAGCTTGATTCTCTCTTCCTCTGTTGATTTTGTCAAGTTTGTCTTTTTGACAAAATTCCCGGCAGAGTCTCTTGTTATAAGGAAAACATAGTCGGCATGATTGATCCAACTTCTCTGACACTCCTCACGATAGGCATTGGCCTCCTCGTAAGTCTCAAATCCGCTCTTTGTGTCATACATTTCATCGTCGCGGGTAACATATAAACTGCTAGTCTTCATTTTTAATCTCAATTATGTACATTAATTCTTTCTCCAGAACATCCTTCTCTTGATAAGGAGAATCGTACTTATATACGACTGCATCATCAAGGAATGTTCTTACTCCCTCCATAAAGCCATCTTGTAACACAGAATTATCTGTTATGTAGACTGCAAGGAAGAAGCCGTTTCTTTCCTGCGTATCACCAAGGCCAACTGCACCGAAATGACTTCTGAAAGTAGTACCCTGCAACTCATCAAATGAGTACTGAATCATAAGTCTTTTCATCATTTCAAAAAATACTGCTACTTTAATTGCTTTCATATCTATCGCTTAACCGTGCTGCGTAGGGCTAAATGGTTATTTGTAATCTACAATAAATTTATCTTGCTTATCTTCATGGCAAAGATATTCTATACTTTTACCATCATACATATAAATATCTAAATCACCATATTTCTCAATAAAGCTACCTAATTTTATCATTAATTCACTTGCTTTCATATAAGTGACTTAACCGTGTTGTCGAGGGCTTATTTTATTAATGTTTCATTGCTAAATCTACTATCGCTACGATAAGCAGAAAAATTCAATCCGTTTATTAAAGAATAGTACATGACTACTTAAAATTAAAGAAGTCCTTAATCTGTTTCTTCTCGGCATCTTTGGCATTCAAGATGTCCTTCACTACGAAATCTGCAAGAGGTGCCAATGCCGTATTCATAGCATCAATCAGTTCACCCTGCGCTCCAAGTTTAGAAAGAACGCCTGCATATTCACAAAGAAATTCATGTGACGAAATGAATCCCATTTCATAATTATTTTTGATTTCCTTAATTTCTTCCATCTTTTTAAGATTTTAATTGGTTCAACATAATCTGTGGTTAGTCAAAATAACCACTCTTTCTATATGCAAAGGTACAAAAAAAATGTGATATATGCAAATATACCACACTTTATTTTAGTTAAAAATACTAAATTTAACTTACTGAGTATCAGTGCTTTATGCGTTCTTGTAGATGCTGCTTAATGTAATGATTTTTGTGGCTTCACCAATCTTGTCTATCAGATTGGTTACAGCTTCATCCACTTCGCACAAAGCATTATACACATCGTTTGGAATATTATCCGTCTCCAAACCATTACTAGTCATTTTCCAAGTCTGGTTTAGCTGCCTTGCAGCATCCACCATTAATTTAATGTCCGTCATATTTTTAAGTTTTAAATGAATATCCTACTAACTGCCTGACAGAGCCATCCCATCATGTAGCAAGGCTCTTCGTCTTTCAAGTCTATACCTAGTGATTCGCAGATATGAGTGACAACATGGAACATTTCGTGTGTGACAGTATTCACAAACTCATATTCCGTTGTGGTCCTACTGACAGCAACCACGCTCTTTCTACCTGCAAGGTTGGAGTAGGTGAGACCTGTGTTAGGCATTCCACGCAAGCAATGCTCCCTTGCGCTTTCGACCGCCTTTTCTGTGCAGCCTATCTGCACAAGGGAGTTGCATACCTCATCGGTATCTGCTGCTTTCAAACCGTAGAACACAAGAATCCTCCAATCATACTTCTCTAGATATATCTCTTGACTTATCATAAAATATCATCCCATGGAATGCCGATGCCATTATGGTTGCAATCGGCATAGAATCTGTTAAAGATGAAGCCATCCTTCTGGTCGGTATCATCAACCATGTCTTTCACGAACAAAGCCATGTGAGCTTCGTCCTCGATGGAAGACTTATAGAAATCAGCCTTAATCATGTTTGCCACATAGACATGATCATAGCCTACATTATTTTCAAGCGTCACTCCCTGTTTGGTAAGGATGGACTCAACCTTATCCTTATCCATGTATTCAACCTCCTCATCCTTTTTGGTGACTGGGTTGTATTTTCTCATCTGAGCAACTGCCCACTCGCAAGCTTTCTTGTTGAAGTGCCAGCCGTTATATCTCAGATATGCTATCATTCCTTCTGGCTTCATATCGTAAGCATCCAAAGGCATTCTACATTTTCCCATAGCTTTTTCTATTAAGGGTGGCAGGGAGAAATCCCCCCACCACCGAATTAAACATTAGTAACGTCCACCACCACGGCGACCATAGTAGCGTCGCTCTCCATAGCGGTCTTCGTCGCGCCAATCTTCATCGTCCCACTTGTCACGATAGTCTGGCATTGGCATACGGTTTCCCATACGCTCGCGCTTCAAACTATCCAAGCACTTCATAACCTTGCCACCTGCTCGAACCATTTCCTCGCAGTTGTCAACAAGCTCATCGAACTTGTTTTCCGTAATTTCTACCATATATCCCATAGCAATTACTTTTTAAAATTGTTACCGCTCAAAGCCTTAGACAGCATGGATTCAATATTGGATAGCGTTCCCTTCATGCCGCTAACCTCTGATTTGAGGTTATTGATGTCCTGCTCCTGCTGCTTCTCCTTGGCAATCTGCGGGTTGATTCTAGTGAGCATTTCCTCGCAGGAGCTTATGACTCCATTGTGGTAATCTACACTTTCCACTACTCCCTTGGAATGTCGCAGCATGGCATCAATCTCAGCGCACATAGCTTCTCTGCTGTCACTGACAACAACACCTTCATTGCCAAAGTTCACTATCTGTGCCGTAGATGGCAGCTTTTCGAAATTGACCTGCTGGTCTTCTACTTGTACCTTAACATCAACGGTCGTCTCCAATGTTGGAGTCTGTCCTGGCATATAGCTAGGATATTTCTGCTGAGGATTGCTGACCGATATTACTTGACCGATTTTTAGAGTCGGCTTTTCTCCTCCCTTGTCTAAAATGTAGAAGAGAGAAGACTGTCTTAGTCCTTGAAACATTTTCTTTCTCTTTTAGTGGGACAGACTTTTCAATCTGTCCCATAGTTAATACTCTGTTAGCCGCCTGTAGGCTGCTGAAACCCAAGCAGTCGGATAATACCGCTCTTCTTATTGATGTATGCCAAAGCCTCCGTAGTTTCAGAAACGCTAGCTCCCGTCACTGCATTTCCCGCATGATCAACAACTGGCACCTTTGTTGTGCCGGAAGTAGTTCCGCTAGTGTTGGCGGTTCCGTTAATAGTGGTCGAACCACTATTTGGAGTTACGATTGTGACAGGAAGTGTCGCACTAACCGCGGCAACTCCTTGATGTATCTTCAAGAGTACAATGCACTCGCAAGGCAAAGCATTGTAGTAGCAAGGATTGATACCATAATCAACACTTGCATCTGTGACCTGCTGGGCATTCGTCTTCAACTCATAGATACCGCTTACATTAATACGTTTGATTTGGTTTCTCTGACCGATTGGAATAAATGGATTGAATGGATATAAAGGGAACATAGTTACCTCCTTTCCTAACAACCGCATCCTACTGTTGAACGAGAAGCCGCTACATCACCAGCATAAGCTCCCATGGCAGCAGCAGTGTAAACGTCCTTGTTGAATACTCCGTACTGAGGGTACTGAACACTGATGGTATTAGGCAACTTGCACTTGATACCAGCCACCTCTGCCTGCAGCGCAGCCAAAGCTGCATTTACTGGTGTGATAACCTGAGCCTGATAAGACTGCAAAGCCTGTGTCTGATGCTCGTTTGAAATCTGTGCAAGCAGGGCACTGTTCTTCTCTCTCAAAGCATCGAGCTTATCCTGCATAGCCTGTGTCTGCATCTGATCCAACTTAGCCAAGACAGACTGATTGTTAGCATCTGCCTTGTCACGGAGCATCAAAGCATTGGCGTTTGCCGTGTCATTGATGGCGTGAGTCTGCTGACAGATAGACAACTTGATGTTGCCGTCCATTGCAGTGATGGCGTTATTGGTCTTGCAGCAGCATTCTGCCAACTGGGTAGCGATAGCGTTGTTACCCTGCATGATAGCTGTCAAAATCTGATTAGCATTCATGCCCATCTGATTGCCGAGGTTGCAAATCTGCTGACCTAAGCCATTGATTGCAGCCATAACTGCGTCACTTGATGTGTTGAGGGCTGTAGCCAAGCTCTGAACATCAAAGCCATTGCGCTGAACTGCCTGCATGATAACGGCAGTATTGGCATCATTGTTAAGCATTGGCATAACGCCACCCTGTCCGTTAGAACCCATGCAGCGATTACCTCCAAAGAGTCCCATACCATTATTGCCCATAAGGATGAACAACAAAAGGATTGCAAAGATGTCTTCACCCCAACCATTTCCGTTTCCACGGTTGTTCAAGAGTGCAATAAGACCTGGGTCAACACCCTGTCTCTGCATGAGTGCAGGAAGCATAGCCAAGATTCCATTAGAGCCTGTGCCGCTTGTGCCGCTCTCTGGATTGAACACGTAAGTTTTACTTTCCATATCCCGAATTTTTAATTTAACCTTAATATTTAACTAACACTTTTTGTAACGTTACGTGTGCAAAGTTAAGAAATAGTATGGAAATAAGCTATAAGACTATCATAGTTTTTGCTAGTGGCTATAAATCAGTGGTTTATGGTGATAGTAGGTAGACTCATTTTTATCCTCTTAGAACGGAAGAATTTACTTTGCAAACAAAAAGGGCGACCGCTCATCACGAGTAGTCGCCCTAGTTATCCTAATACAATCAAGCACCTAACCTAAAAACTTACTAACTAAAAACTTTCTAACTAAGAACCTTTTCTTTTTATACAATATAATAGGTATATTACAATGATAACTAAACAAAAGCAGAATGCCTGCCCTATCTGAATATAAATCTTCTGAGCCGCCGTAAGTGGCTTTTCAATCACCTTTGTAGCACTGTCGCTTGAAATCTTGATATTCGATAGCGAATCAAGTCTATGACGATAAATAGCAACACTATCCTTCAGTGACCTATAATGACTGATGCTGTCCAGTAGCTTCTGAACCTCCTTTTCTGTTCGCACATGGCTCTCATAGTGGAATCTATCTTCGCCAATTTTGTTACCTTGCGCATCGAGCCTTGTCGCTGTGCTATCCTTAATATAGCTGCTATCTTTCGTACTTCTTTCGCTCTCGCGCTTCTGGTAATGAAGCCACTGATCGAAGGTGTATGCCATGCGGGCAGTGAAAATCGAGTCGAATCTTTTATCGCTCGAACAATCCTTTATATATGTCTGCTTGGTGATAGTTCTAGGAGTTCTGCATCCGTAGAGCAATAAAAGAACAACCCCTATAGCTGAAATATAGGATACCCATTTCCAAAACCTAACATCATACCATTTCATCATTCATTCAATTTTAAGTGTTCATAAGTCATGTAACTTAGTCTGCGGAGCCATCCTTTGAGGAAGTCTTTCTGTGTTCCTTTGGCTATACTTTTAAGATAGCATTTTCTTACTTTTTTGAATCTCTCAAAAAGTATCTTGCCATTAGCCTTATTGACAGCAAACAATGTCTTATTGCCAATGATGCCATCCGCAGTAATTCCTAGAGTAATCTGGAGATATGTTATAGCCCTGCTTACTCCACTATTGTAAGCGAAGTCAACCAACATGTTAGCTACACTCTGATCTTGAATTTTGTCTGCTTTGCAGGCATTCCAGTAGTTCTGCTTGAAAACCCGATGAAAATCGTCTTTGGTGAGGAGCTTTACATCTTCCTCATTCAGAACTCCGTCGCCATTCTTGTCGTACCCGACTTTTCTCCAGGTAGCAAGGGTAATTCCGAATTTTGTTGCTCCACCCCTGTCATTCTTGTTGTTTGTATATTTATCCGTCTCCCAACTGAGGATAAACGGAACGAGTTTGCTAGAATCAGCCATGTTTACTCCTCCTCCTCCTCGCTATAATCATTTCCTTGAATCAAGCAGCCAAAAGCAATGATGCCTGCCATGATGGCTGCTACTATACCAATCTCTAATAACGTCATACCTTTTCCTCCTTTTCTGCATAATTTAGATAGTCCGACAAATATGGAATCTTCTCGATAAACTTGAAGCGCATGAGATAGTAGATAAAGCTGACTACATACCAAGGAGGGGTGCCCTTCTTGAATATCTGTTTCAAGTTCTTCAGAATATTGCATCCGTAGAACCACAATACTAGGTACGAGATAAAGGAAACACATTGAACGGAACCTTCCATCTGTCCTTTGAATCGCCCGATTGCATATACTGCTGCACAAAGGACGAAGAACACGGTAGCGTGACCGATGCACACAACTGCTTTCTTTAACTCGAAGTTCTCTCCTTTTGCAATCATGCCGCTAAGATAACCGAAAACAAAGTTGAGGGCGAAGACGATCATAAGCGAAGACAGCTCACCTTCTATCGGTTTGAGGTAGGCAAGGATTGCAAGAGCTACTCCAACGATAATATCTTTAATTCTATCTGCCATACTATAACTATTTGGTGATTAAATATTAATGCTGCAAATATACAACAAAATATTTAATCACCAAATAGTTTTGGCGAAAAAGTGCAAAACTTTATGCCTTCATATAAACGAATATATATTTTTGCAGGAATATTGTATATAATTTCATCGAAAAATTGTATTTTTAAAACCCACGAAATCGGGGAATTAAAAAAATGAGGCAATCACTTACCTCTTACTCAACTCCTAAGAAATATTTAGTAGATACAGATACAATCCTAACCCGAACCACATTATCAATATCATAGTTGACATCGTTACCCAAGCCAAGAAGTACTTATCTATCGTCTTATACTTATAGGAAAGGTACAGGTAAGCAATGAACGTGCAGTTGATGATTACCAGTATCGCTACTATAATAAAAGTCCTAGACATAAAATTCATAATACTCATATATACTCGCTTATCCGTGATGCGTAGGGCTAATTGATTATGATTTTCTCTTCTTTTTAATGAAGTGCAGAATATCCCACTTCTTCCAATATCGGGTGTGCCCACGCTTCTTACACTCGCCATTCGGAATATCACCCCTAGCAACCATACGATTAAGAGTAGCATCAGAAACGTGCAGTTTCTCCTTAACTTCCTCTGTGCTCATCATCGGGTTAAGCATATCGGGGATGATGTCGCACAATCTATCTAGGTCATCGTCACTCATTCCGCAAGCGGTGACCTTCTCACCACGGCGAGCGAACTCTTCCACGCTGTACTTTTGTCGTTCTATTGATGATTCTGGTCTTACTTGCAATCTTTGCTGTCATTGTGAATACCTTTTTTTGTTTGAGAATTGGCTTCCCCACGCCTTTAAAGGCGTGGGGGTGGAAAGAACTAACTACTAACTACTTTAAAAATGCTGAAACTGGACGAACCATGAAGGGATGATACTTAGAGTTATAGTCTAACTTGCCAGAATCAAAATCAATGTCCCAAGCGTCGTTATTCGTGCCCTGGGTGCTAGTCCAGTAGTACGATGCTTTATGTAACTGCGTAGCACCGCTAATCTTTGACAAGGCATAGTTTATCTTATCGAAGTTGCTCCAAATCATCATTATCTCGCCTAATGATGGTAGCCACCATTTTCCTGCGGTCAAGCCGTGACCGTTAGCATTTGTGCGAGAATACTTATTGCAGAATCCAGCGGCATAATCCTCCGTGTTAGTAATGTTACTGGATGTGCTTCCGTTGATAATAGCGGTAGTATTCGCACGACCAGCAAAATCACTCAATGAGATTAATCTATCAGTAGACGTAGTAACTCCGCTAATCTGTACAGAGCCTGATGTATCGGAGCTTGATACAGGCTTGGAACTCCACTTTTTATCCATTCCTTCTGTTGTAGCTATCACGAGTTGTCTTCCTCCTTCTACAAGAAGAACACCTTCTGCTACTTCTCCTTTATTCTGATATGATGCAAACTCACTTATTCTACTGGCATAAGGGAAGTTATCTTTTTTTTGGTGAAACATGATAAACACGCCATCATACAGTTGACCTATATCTGCTCTGATAGCATCTTTCATCGTTGCTTTACTTGCGTTGGTGATGGCTTGCCCATTAGCAGACAGCCAATCGCTGATTTTTCTTGTTTTAATTGCCATAATATTATGTCTTTTAAATTGTTGTACTTATTTGCTTTCATTTACTGCTACCGCATTGCTAATAGCAGCATTCACCGCATCAATGAAGCAAGGGGCGGTGGTGCGCTCAACGAGTTCCTTGATGATTTTCACTTCATCGTCTGTGTACTCGGTCTCGTCATTTCCGTTCCACATCTTCACGGCAAGAGCCTGTCCTGCCAACCCAAGTCCTGCTCCCTGCGAGTAGATGATGTTCGCAATCTGCTTGCGAGCGTTCACAACCTGACACTGATTCTTGTCGAGTGTCATAAATACTTCGAGATGTTCTAACTTAACTTTCATATTAATTTTTGCTTTTATGATTATCTATTTATCCAATTCAAATCATTTTCTCCGCTCCAGAAGATACCACGACCGAAATAGGTCTTATCCTTCTGACTAGGATTAAGTAATTCTGGGTTTATATATACAAGATTTATTGTATTTCCACCATTAAGTTGATGCCATCCACCGACATCACAGAAATGTATTCCATTATTATGGTCATTGGCATTTATTGCCATCCAACGCTTACCTGTTCCTCTAGGTACAAACTCGTAATAATATGTATCATTTGCTCTAAGAGGACTGAATACTACTACATCAATAGGACATCCAGATAAATCTCCACTGCCACCATACAATGGAATTTTGTATACGATTTGATTGTCATAAGAAACACGCTCTAGATTCACAGATGTATATCCGCTATCGTATCCGTCAGGATAAACGTGCATAACATCTCCAATTACTACTGCCAATGTACTCTGTCGATGCCCAAAGGCTTGTCGACACCATATAGTACTAGCATATAAACGCCAACCCCTTTTCGCTGTAGAATTATATCCTTGATTAAAAATATCTGCATCAAATGTTATATAGCCAGAACTATCAAAATATATTGAACCAGCGTTTTTCTTTCCATCAGAACTAACCGCAGTCAATTTATGAAAAGAGCCTGTCACACTCTTTAGTTCTCCTGCAAATATACCATTAGACGCATATAACGAACCATCTTTCGTTACGCTGAATGGAGCATCAGCCCCATTCGGTGCGCCAAGCCACAGAGCGTAATCATTATCATCACTAACAACCCTAAACGAGCCAAACATCTTACCATCAGTAGTCGGATTGAACAGATTTATCTGATTAGTTCCGAGCATATTGATGGTTGCATTCTCGGCGAGGAGAAGATGAGTTGCTATTGATTTATAGTTACTCATCAATTTCCAATGTTTGTCTAAGCTAGGAGAGTCTGTTTCGTATGTTTGGATGCACTGATACCAGCTTCCACTAACACACACAACATCAATATACGCTTCTGCACCAGAGCCAGATAAGTATTTGTACTTCCCCGACTCAAAGCCGTCATGCTCTCGCATCAGAGCACCCTTAGTTCCTCTCGTTGCCACGGAGTAAGATGGTTTGCTATCAGTGCCATTTGTGTACTTGAAGATGGTACGTGTCCATAAGTAAGGATTTGCATCTGTGATATTCGGAACGCTCGTACTCCAAGCACCTTTAGGTGGAGTAGTACCGCTGCTTCCTATCTGATAGGTCACCTCGATGCTCTTGATTCCGTTGCCAGTCGCACCAGTTGCACCCTTGATGTAAGACCAATCGTATTTAGTCCAGTCTTCAGAATCAGTTGGTGTTTTATCTACTAGCACGCCTACATAAGCATGTTCTTTACCATTAGCACTCACTGTAAACCCAGTGCCCTTGGAATCATCCATCCAAGCAATGTGAGTATAATACTGCACTGCTGGTGTTCCTGGGTCACCTTGTATCTTACCGACATTCTCGAATCCTTTAGCGTGAGTGGAATCAGTCTTAGATGTACCCGTATAAACCCACAGATAGCCACCGATGATATATCCATCACCCAAGGTATTACCCGATGTAGGCAACTCTGATGTACTGCCCTTCGACCCTTTGATAGTCACCGAAGTTCCTTTATCGCCATCCTTACCAATATACGTATAGATGATAACCTCCGTTGTCTTGTTATTACTCCAAGTGTAAGTAGTCCTCGTCCAAAGGAACTTGCCCTTATTGGCTGCCGCACTCGCATCAGGTGCGGTCGAAGACCAATTCTTGGATTCGCTTACACTTGATGTAATAGCATAATCGACAACCGTTTTGGTAACGTAGGGAGTATCACCGCTTTCGCCCTTTTCACCTCTCATAGAAAATGAAATAGAGCCAGTCGCTTCTGCTAATATCCTTACCATAGGCTATACTATTTTGTTCCTGTTATAGAATACACCGCACCCTTATATTCTCTGATACCAGCTTCGGTAATCGTGAACGTATTGCCCGACTTCGTGATAGCAGAGTTGATAGGCACACCAGCATTGGAGTAGAGCGACATAGAGAATGTTACTCCTGTTTCATTTGCAGTCGAACCTCTCTTGCGCATATACGGCTTATAGACAATCTTACCTCCTGAGTTCTGAATGAAGTTCTCTGCTACAGGGTTATCGTTCCCATCCGTAGGGTTTGGGTAGAGAATATATTCGTCAGACACGTCATTGATGGTCTGTGTGTCGGAAGCAAAGAAACCACCATCCTTCCATGCTTCGCACATTACGATGATGGATGAATCCACGTCCGTCTCGTTGATGGTGAATGTAGCGGAGGTGCTGTCCTGCTTGAGTACCCATCCGCCGTTAGCATCTGGCAGATACCACTTGAACGTATATCCAGTAGATGTAACCATATTGCTGTCCGTAACCTGCGCCTTGACCGTACAAGTTCCGCCTTTCTCCGTGATGGTAAAAAGGTTCTTCTCTGATGTTGCGAGGATATTCACTCGTTTGGAATCAATCACACCTTCGGCTATATATACTGGGTACATTGCCTGTAGCGTAACGCTCGTGTTGGACATAGATACACCGACCTTACAGATGATGTTGAACGAATCGCCACCATTAATATTAATAAGGTTCTTATTGACCGTGAGCGTTGGATTTCCGCTTACATCAGAGCCTTCTGTAAAATGCCCTGTCACACCTCCGAATGCGGTAGTGGATATGTGGGAAGCATTGAATGCGAGCGTTACACCTGATACTATCCAAGTCGGAGCGCCTTTAGAAAGGTCAAACGAGTTACCAGCACCCTGTTCTGCTGAATATGCCTGCATGACAAGCTTTGGCTTCGTTGCACCGCTCGCTTCGAAGTTAGGTACAACGTTGGATGGTGACGCTGGGTCACCATCATAGTTCTGATATACATCTCCAATAGTACATTGCAGAATAGGGTGCAAGGTAGTACCATTGCTTGTGACAATAATCTGTCCTGTTACCGTAGCTTTACTCATCGCTTACCTCGCTTTCTTCTTTAGTGTCTGTATTCTCGGAAGACTGGTTATCACTACCATCCGAACCAATATAGTCATTGTTTCTTGTGTCACCCTCGCCACCATACGTCACTGGGGTGTAGCAGTAGGCAGGAGTATCGGTAGTTCCGTTTATCTCTGCAAGGGCATCGCTCTCAGCTACCAGCGAGCCGCCAGCATTGGCTGCTCTCTCGTTGAGGTTCACGCCATCAACACCATTCAACTCACTCTGGTAGAGCAAGCAGTTTCCGTCACTTGTCATTGTCAGCGGAACTCCGCTTCTGATAATTTTCTCAGCAACCTGCTTCGTAACCTTAACGTAGTATTTCATAATTCTGATTTTTTAAAAGTTCAACATTATCCGTTTTCCTCGTCAATCTCCCTTGATATGATGTATTTTCCGTCCTCATCCACAAGGGCATTTCCGTTCTCATCAACAAGAAGCTCGTAAGCACCTCTGTCTTCGATGGTGAGACGAATACTCTTCTTTGCTTCGAAAGGACATTGGAACGTTTCACCATATCCTAGCGTTTCTGCACTCTGTGTCATTGTAGTAACGCCATTGTTCGTGCTCTTGCCGTATGTAATCTTCTGCCACTTGGCTCTCAGCACCTTCTCCCATAACGATGGCTCGATAACTCCGTTATTGTCGCTGACTACAGCTTGACAAGTGACGAATGTTGTATCTTCATTGAGACCGAATCCATCACCGATAAACTGGGCGGTGAGCGGCGGAATGGTTCTTTTGATGTACGTAACCTTCCTTGCATCAGCTTCCCTAGGGGAAGAAGGAACGCTACCGCTGTAGATGTAGCAAGCCCTTAACTCATAGCCGATACCTTCGCCTATCATATCGCAGTCGATGGTAATAGAAGATATTTGCCCGTTCGCGCCCTTGGTCATTGCGGTAATCTCGTAATTCTCGGCATCATCAACAGAATTGATAAGCTGCTTAGTTCCGTTATCCAAGATACGATACCACCATATCTTCGTCTTGCTGTCCGCTGTCTTATCCTTAGCTCCCACCATAATCTTGGCGGTAAGAGTTCTAGATGCAGCGTGCTTGATAGGATTCCACAATACCGTAGGTGGACTATCCAGCATAATCTCCGCTCTTGCGTTCGTGCAATCTTCGAGGTAAAGAGCCTTGTTAGCTACAAACGTATATTTATAGCCACAAACAGGGTCCGTCCAACTCGCTTCAAATCGCATCGTCCTAGGCTTACCCAATACAGAGTTCTGCTTGATATAGAGAGTCCCCTTGTTAATTCCATCTACCACGGCTTCGTACCCTGCCTTCACACTTGCATTCTCGCTTGTAGCTACTACCACGATGCCGCTAGAAGTCACCTCTGACCATTTGAACGTATCCAACTGACTGTTGCAGTTTTGTGTCTCCCCTGGGTTATCTGGGTCGATAAGATAGCAGGGAGGAAACATCGTACAAGGTCGAATTGTATAATCAGGAGAGAATGAACCTTCGATACCATCATACTGCTGTCTGTTAATGATATTGCCGACAATCTCTATGCTACAGGACTGGGAGTAAGCCGTAGGCTGTATCTCCATCATCTTGTCAACACTAACCGCTAATTCTTTAGCCATATCTTATTATTTTAAAAGTTCAACATTAATCAAAAACTAACACTCACGTCCTCGGAATACATCGTCTCGCCATCCTTGATTTGTGCTTCACATCGGAATGTTACGCTGCCTATCTTGAATGCTGCACCGCCAAGGTCTTCATACGTCAAATCTACCGACAATACGCAGTTAGCGTGAGAGAGTGACCATTTGTTGTCTGCTGCAGGATTTCCGCTGTCTCTAGTCCATACCACATTGACCATGGATTCGGTCACGTCTTGATTGTAGAGCTTTCCGACTACTGATAGAGTAGTGAATACTTTCCAAGAGCCGTCAGCGTTCGTTGCCATCAAGTCGTAGAGACGGAAGTTCCACAGCTTCGATGATAGCATTTCGAGGGTGAAGTAAGGATTGCCTTCAACGAATGCCCAAGCGGTAGATGAGTATATCGGTGGCTTCGTTGTCTTGTCTTCTAAGCATTGCCACTTGCAGCCGAGGTAATAGACGGTATCAATCGTTCGGTCGCCATTTCTGTAAGGATTATCGCCTTGCGCCACAGCCAAGCTCCAAACACCCCTGTCTCTTGTCGTGTAGATTGGATTCCCTTGATAGTCTATCTGCTGAAACGATGCTGCCATCATCCACTTAGCGTAGAAAGCTCCGTCTCGCTTATTGGCGGTAGGGAAGTCTTGAAAGAGGAACGACAGCGCATCTGGCAGCTTGCCCATCGCAAGAGAGTAGTTCGTCTTGTCAATGATAGGCTTTGTTACGTGGTCGAGCCACACAAGCAATCCTTCTGATGATGAGATATACCAGCAGCTCTGTCTGTCTTCGTCCACCGCATTTCCCCAGCGTATCAACCTAGCCAACTCACAAGGCGGATAGTTTTTCTTACTAGGGCATTCATCATCGGGGTAGCAGACTACCGTAATGGTATTCGTCACGGTGTTAACCGATAACACTCGCAACCACATATCGTAGTACTTACCGCTCTCTGCCAAGGTATTGATGGAAGCTAATACTACATCATTCTCCTTGAATGCCGTGAAATCATTATCCCACCGCTTCTGAAGCTTCAATTCGTAGGTTACGTTGCCGTCTTCCGCTGTCGCAGGAATCTCCGTCACCGACTCGACCAGACCGCTCTCTGTAAAGACAAAGTTGCTCTCCATTGCCGTCTGCCTGTTGGTAACAAGCTCCTTCGCGATGATAGAACTTCGGGATGTGATGCTCTCAAACTCGGCATTGCCTAGCTCGTCAATTCTGCCGCCAGTACCGAGGAGCATTCCCTGAATGAACTCACCGAAGGTTGCACCCTTCTTAAACTGCGACGAGTTCTCGGCAACAAGTCCTTGCATGAACTTCTGAACCTTCTCGAAAGTCACAGTCCCCTTTGCGATTCCATCGTAGAGCCTGGACAGAAACTCCATCCTCGAACGTCTAGCAGAATAAACATTACTATCGGATGCAGGAGTGGTATCGTTCATGCCAATTACATAGACACCTCCACCATTACCGCTTCCCGTGCCGCCTATCTGCATTCCATTCACCTTAATGGAATCAACCTTGTCTTCCAACTTACCCAACCGGCTTGTTGCAGCCTTTTCGCCTACAGTGTACTGAGGGTGGTCGTAAGGAATGTCCAATGGTATCTCCATTCCGATGATACGAGAGTTTCGGTAGTGCTTGCCATCTTCATCCACCTGCGCAAACATATCATTAATCAGCTTTACCTGTTCACCGAGAGGATGATAATCGTATGTTCCATCATTGTAGAACTTGTCGCCATCCATCGTGCAGGTGAAGTTTGAATTGCTGATCATTGTCTTCTGATAGTACTGCTTCGCTCTATCGAACAGAGATAACTGAGCAGTAGGGATGAGGTCCGTATCTGTAATTTTGGTTGCGTCCCAGTTGAACAGGAAGAACCTATCACCTTCCTTCGGACACATGACATTATCGGGGAGTGTTCTTCCGTAGGTGTCGTTAGCCACTATCTCGAAAAAGTTCTCCTTGTCGATAATCTTGAAACTAACATCGAACTCCATACCCATGAGGGCACCGCTAGTGAACTTGATACCTAGAGTGAGGTTGCTCTTTATCCAGCTAGCTTCAAAGTTTTCAGCGAAGGAGTCCGTTGAACCGACCTGCCAAAACGTCTGTGTAGTCTTAGTTCCATCATCGTTATCAACAGTGCTATCGTAGGTTTTGATTCTGCTGACCCTGCATTCAACCTTCGGGTATTCGTCCTCAAACATCACGACACCCTCGATAGCCTGCTTGTCGTTCTTCACGACATTCACGTTCTCCAGGTAGCCATCCTTGGCGTAGAAACCATCACTATCTACTTCCTTGTTAGGGAGCATGAGGTAATCGGTAGCTACACCATCGGTAGTGACGTCCGCATCGGCACCAGTGAAATATCCTTTCGGAATATTCCTGTCTGAGCCGAATGCGTACAGTCTCGTGATATAAGTTGACTTAGATTCCGAATAGGACATAGACAGAACATTAACATCCTGCTCGAATGTTGCCTGTCCTTCCATTTCGCAATATCCAAGGTATATGATGGAACCATCTATCCACCACTCGCAGTTGAGTGCGTCTTCGGAACAGATGGCGTTGAGAGCATCAAGAATACTGATGGAGCCGTACTCGATCAAGAATCTCTTCTGAACATCGAAAGCCTTGTTGTTGTACGTAGTGTAGTCAACAGAGAAATCCTTGCCATTGTATGTAAGACCTAGCGCCTTTAAGTTGCCGAGTATAACATTCATGTGTACGCCTACCGTTGTGGTGAGGTTGAAGGAGGTCTCGTTTGCTCCGTGCTGAGGGCGATACTTGCAAATCTTATTCTTCCAAGACATATAGTAGGCATCCATCTGCATTTCGTAGTCGTAGCCATCACTATCATTGTGCTTAGGGAAGTATGATGATGTAAGCTCGAAGTAGCCGAAGTCGGGAATCTCCACGGAGTCACCAATCTCGAAATAGACTGGCGTTGCCGTAGTGAACTTCAAGATGATGTAGTGGTGGTCCATAAGCTGATATGATAGCTTAGAACCCTCACCGAAGTCCTCTAGCGTAAAGAATACCTTGTTGTTTCTCTTTATCTGAATCATTAGCTTATATATTTACTTGTTTCACCTCTGTCACTAGGGTCTGACTCGTTGAGCTTTAGGCTGAACTTTGCCATTTCCCGAATGAACTGACTGAATTGAGTGCAGGAGAGATAGATGCACCGATACCACACATTAGGCTGGAATCGGGTGCGGATAACCAACTCTCCCTTGGCAAGAACCTCCTCGCAGAACCTAGCATAGTTCGTCATGAACGTATCTGAGTCCTTGGCGGTCATATTGAACGGCAGCGTTATCTCCCGCTCATCCAATCTAGGATTGTGCTTGATAACCGACTTTCCGTCCTTTGAACGATACTTGTTGCTGATGAACTCCTTGTTTGGTGCAGGGGTCATGAGCGTGCTGAGGGCAGTTTCGTCTAAGAATATGCCCCACGTAAGGTAGGCATCCTTGCCATTGATATAAAGTTGTCCATTAAGCATAACTATTTAATCATCAAATAACCTCATAGGCTTCGCTGTGAGCCGCTTTTGCTATTGTTGTGTATAGTTGTAAGGGTTGACGAGCGAAAAGCCTATAGAGGTCAAATATCCTTTAATCTTCTGTTCATATCATCCAGCTTGGTTCCGAAGTCATTGTAGGTAAGCTTTGCATACTTCACGATGTCTTCGAGGTAGCTGTTTGTCATAATCATCATGTTTCTAATCTCCAATACCGCACCATTGGTTGAGATTCCGAGTGTAACGATGCTCTCCATCTGAGATATGGTGGTAGTCATGTTCTGAGCGATGGACTCTCCTGCAATCTGCAGGGCGGTGAAGCGACCATTCAGCTCGTCTGCGGTATCTTGCCCCATAGATGCCCATCCTCCGCTTGTTGCGGTCTGTGATGAGGATGAGGAACCAGTGTAGCCTGTCACCTTCGCCCAATCATCACGTCTCTTCAATCCTTCCTGGACAATATCATCGTAACGCTTGTTGAATGCTTCTATGTCTGTTTCGGTAAGCTTGCCATCGTTGTCCTTGATAGCCTTCGCCCAATCATCATAGAGCTTCTTCAAGTCGCCGTTGATGAGGTCTTCCATGGAGTAGGAGAGAAGAGCCTTTTGCATCATTTCAGCGAAATCGTCTGCAAAGTCCTGCGCTGACTTGCTCATATCCATAAGGTCTGATACGAAGCTATCCTTCATGCTGTCAAAGGAAATCTGAGTAAGGCTTTCCTTCAGCTTGTCTGATAACTCATCCAGCTTGCCCGCTTGGTCTATGTAGTCATTCAGCTTCTCCGTCAGACTTCCGCCATAGTTACCCTTGCCAGTCTTCTCGATATGCTCCCAAATGGCAACATTGCCACGGAGGAGCTTCATCTCTTCTGGGCTGAGGGAGAAGAGGTCGCCATTGAAATCTGATTTGACGTTCTTCTTGATCCAATCCAGCTCGTCACTACCGAAGCCGCCCCAATAAGCGTTCCATGAGTGGTGTGAACCGTGATAGCTTGCCTGCGCCTTTGCGATGTCGAGGTAGTTCTGATTGGTCTCCTGCTGATTCTTATAGGCTTGCTCGTAGTATGAGGTTGCCTTGGAGCCATAGGAGCTTTCCATTGCATCAGTCAAATCCTCGATAGATTGCTGCAAGAGGGTGTTTCTGTCCGTCAGCCTTTCGATGGTGTCTGCCACTTTCTTGGCATTGCTATTCTCGAACCATGAAGAAGGACCTGCCGAGGATAGACCTCCAAATGAGAGTACATTACCGATTCTACCGACAACGGAGTCAAGAAGACCACCTACACCATCAACGACTATGCTTTCTAATGCCTTGAAAAGATTATCTGGCAGGTCGAAGATGGCATCTATAAGGTTCCCAACAGAATCAAGAATACTGTCTACAAGGTCAGAGAGCCATTCAAATTGAAGCAACTGAGTAAACGAATCAAGAATACCCGTTACAAAGCCCTTGATGGAGCTAGCGAGATTGAGGATGAGTTTCGGTATCTGCGCCACAACTCCTACTATAGAGCCGAGAGCACTACCCAACATATCTGTAATGCCGCTTCCCAAAGAACCTAAGGTGTCTCCTAGTCCCTTCGATATAGAATTACCGATGTTCTTAGCTGCCCCATCTGCCATTGTAGATAGTGATTCATCAAGGGCGCCTTTCAAAGCATCAATGTTTCCTACAGAAGATTGAATCTCCGAGAAACCTTCATTACCTTTCCATGTTCCGAGCTTGTTGAGCGCAGCCGTAAGACCCGAAGTGAAGTTCTTTACGGCATCTGTAGTATTATTGAGCTGAACGCCTAGCTTATTCATCTTCTCGGTATTGGATGCTACCGCTTCACGGGCTATGCCGATTTGCTTTTCTGCCATCTCGATTTGCGACAAGCGTCCCGAGCCACCCTCTTCTACATACGCTTTTTTGTACTCTTCAAGCTTACCTTCCCAATATTGCAGCATGTTAACGGAAGACTGATAAGCACCAACGGAGTTATTGAAGTCTTCTACTGACTTGGCTAGATTCTGCCATGTAGCACTCTGATTTGTGCCGAGATATTTGCGAATCTCCTGCATGAGGTCAACAACCTTCTGTTGTGTCTGAGTATCTGCTTGCTGAAACTTATCAGTCTTAGTATAGGCACTCAACTTATCGAACATCGGTTGAAGCATCTCTTTGCTGATTGAGCCGACACCACTAAGAAGTCCCTTCCAATCAATGCCCATAGAGATACTTTCGTAGTCGAAGTTGGCGAGTGCTTTTTTCTTCTCCTGCTGGAGAGTCTTCTTCTCGCCTTCCGTCTGAGCCTTGGCAATCTTCTCTTCGTACTCCTCGGTAATGGCTTGCTTCTGCTGATAGAGAGAACCATACTCCTTCAAGTAGTCACGCATAGAGGTGAGGGCTTCCCTGTTGACCTCATCAAGCTTCTTGTTGTACTCTTGGGTAGCGAGGTCTCTTGCCTTATTGAGGGCATTGGACTGAGCAGAGGTAAGGGTTACTTTCTTGCCAGCTTCCTTGTTTTTCTTCTTGAACTCTGCTTCCTGCTTGTCAATCTCTGCTTTGCGCTTGGCATAGTCGTTCTTGATTTCAGCAAGCTTCTTCTCCGTGCCTTCCTGCATCTGAGATATATCGGTGTCGATATTTTCCTGCTGCAGCTGCTTCAAATCCTCATTCAGTTCCTCCTGGGCCCTCTTGCGGTCTTCTGCTAGCTTCTTGGCATCGGCGGCTGCTTTCTTTGCTTTGGCAGCGTTCTTCTTGGCGTTGGCTTCTGCCTCTTCCTTCTCACGCCGCTTCTTCTTAGCATCGTCATCTACCTTGGTCTGCTTGGTGTTCGCCGCATTGGTATAATCCCATCCTCGCTGGGCGATATCTTTGGTTGACATCCATTTGCCATTGACTAGCGCACCAGACTTCTTGTTGTTTGCAAGGTCGCGTGCCAAAGCAGAGAAGTATTTACCTAAGCGTCCTAGCTCCGGAATATTCATATTCTGCATCCACGATGGTATCTTGGCATCGAAGTTGACGTGGAAGTTGATGTTGTTCTCGGAATAGTTCTGCATGAACTCCTTGACACGGTTGTAGAGAACGTGTACATCCTCGCCGGCACCCTGGAGCTGCTTCTGCAAAGCATTTATCCTGTTCTTGGTAGATGTGGCCTTGTTTCCGAAATCCTCGGTAGCATCTGCCGCCCGGTTGATATTATCTGCCTCTTCACTATGCAGCTTCTTTGCAGCTCGAAGCTCATAGAGATAACCAATCAATGCCTTCCTGGCATCGCTTGTCTTGTCTCCTGTAAAACCGAAAGCATTAGCAAGCTTTTCAGATTCGGATATCAAAGAAGCCTCTAACTGATTGTATTGCTTCAGATAGGTCTGATACTCCTTGGAGTGCTCATTCAAGCCAGCCATCTTCTGTGTTAGGTCATCAAACTGCTTGATAACCGAGTCAGATACGATGTTCTGTATGCCGACGGCTATACCGCTGCTAGAGGTTCCATAATCCTTCAACTTACCCAAAAGGGCTTGCTGAGCGCTATCAACACGGTTGTTGTATTCTTCATTAGCCTTGGAGATTGCATTGGCTCTGTTGCGCTCTGTAGCCTCCAGCTTGATTTGCTCGACGAGTTCTTTAGATTTATCTATCTCCTGCTGCTTAACATCCACAAGGTTGCTCTCGTCTTCCTTGATCTTGTCAATAGCAATCCCGTAATTGCCATAGATGTTTGACAGCTCCTTGATGGTGTCCTTGTAAACCTTGGAGCCTTCCTTGGCAGTCTTCAGAATGGAGACTAGCGACTCGACCTTGCTTGATGCTTCATTTGCACTCTCAGTAAACTTGGAGGTCTTGGTTGCTGCATCTTCAGCGCTATTGCCGAATAGATTGAACATCGTGACTCCAGCTGCTACTGCACCAAGAACCAGACCAAGGACATTTGAAGAAGAGACCATATTGAACAGAGCCATGGCATCCTTGGCGGTTGTGATAGACTTCGCTAAAGACAAGAATGCTTTCGCACTCTCCCAAGCTACCTGTGCCTTAGATATTGCTATCATCGCTATCACCGCAGCCTTGTATGCTCCATACGCTGCAACAACAGTCATGAGTACCTTACCTACCGTCTCCCAATTCTCAACGAGGGTGGAAACGACTCCCAATCCAGTATTGATAACACCCTCCTGGGATTTGCCGAGGTCATTGAACATCTGCTCGATGGCATCCTCAATGTTGCTTATCTGACCGGTAATAGTCTTGGACTGAGCCTCCATCAAGCCACCGAACTTGCTACCCTCGGCGGTCATACTCTGCATTGCCTGGATGAAGATATCGCTTGTAACCTTGCCTGCCTTGATTTGCTTCTGGACCTCCTTGATGGCGTTGGTAACGTCAAGACCCATAACCTTGGCTATCTCGTCTGCGATAGGAATACCTCGGTTGAGGAACTGATACAAGTCCATCGTGTCCATCTTGCCCTTGGCAATGGTGGTGCCGTAAAGCATCACGAGGTCTTTAAGGTTCAGACCCATACCTGCCGCCACGTCTCCCAATCCGATAAGCGTCTTATTGACATCCTCGGCTGCTACGTTGAACGCAAGGAGCTGCTTGGCTCCCTCTGTAACGTCTTCAACCCCGAAAGGTGTGACGGCTGCCGTGCGGATCAACTGCTTCATGAGAGCATCAGCTTTCTCCTCAGACTGCAACATCGTCTTGAATGCCATTTCTGTCTGCTGGAACTGACCGCGGACCTGCATCATCTGATTGACGAACTTGCCAATGCTCCAACCGCCAATGGCAATGTTCATACTGTTCTGTATATTCGAGATTACATCGTCAATAGACTTTCCGTCCTTCTCAACCCTCTCGGCAGTCTGATGAACTGCGTTCTGAATGTCTCGAAAACCAGAAACGACCTTGGCTGTCTCGACTATTGTATCGAATTTAATGCTTGGCATAATGTTCTATTTTTCCTTGAATTTATACTCTGTTATAAAGAATCGCCAGGGGAAATACCAAATGTGAGTGTTCGATATGGGAACTTTACGTGCGTGCGCAGGAAGACTTCGGTTAAATCTCGGTCTCGGACTCTATCACCGCCTTCATGACCGCCTCCTTGTTATTTCCATCGATGACCTCTTCCCCTGCTGCCGGTACATGGGCTTTCTTCCTCTCCTCGTCAGACAGATAGATTGAAGTAATCTTGTCTTTGAGCATGAGAGTCAGGTTGTTATACGATATTCCCCATACAACGTAGTCGAAAGTCCATCCGTATCTTTCGCAAGCAGCATCTATGAGTGTTCCCCATATTGTCTTGCCCCCGAAGATAAAGCTATTCTCCGACTTCTTTGCTGCGTTGACCTTTGCCATACGCTTCGCTTCTTCTTCCATTCCTGTCTCTTTGGCTATTGTCTGGTATGAGTTAGCCTTAAGGATGATGATGAGAAGAGTGGCTATATCCTCGTTGGAACATTCTTTGAAGATTAACTCCGTCTGCCTGCTTACGCATTTGGAGTCTAGTATTTCGTTCTTTGTATTGAGTGAGTGATATGCAATCAATCTGCAGCATGTCTCCCTTTTGGTGTTTGCAACTCGCAATGCTTCCAAGAATGGATCTGCTTGAAGTAACTCTTTGTCTAGCTCCAAGCTATCTACCAACTGCGACGTTAGATACATCATGCCCAGTGTAGTAGGGTAGATGTTAACGTGAGCGTGCTCAGTATCAAAGCCTATCGGCATATCTGTGAGCGTATTCGATATAATGATTCCTAACTCTTCCATATCACTCGAATTTAAATTGTTGGCACCCAAGGCTGGACTCGAACCTGCGTCTTTCAACCAGCTTTTGAAGACCCTGGATTTTTTTTGCATGCGACGGACTATTTGGTCTCGCTCTCCCAACTGAGCTACTTGGGTAGGTTGCCGGCTGATAACCCTCAGTCGGCGGAAGGGATATTAGAATATGCCTATGTCTCTGCGTAGGTTTCAGTGATTTCAGCAGGAGCGGTATCGCCATCCTGCGGTTTCTTGAAAGTCAAGGCATACTTTCCACCTGTTCCATTTGTGGCAGTAATGACACGCCAACGGTAAGCACAATAGACATCCTCACTCTTTGCGTTTGTAGTCTTAGCCACCACGTCACCCTCTGGGATGAGAGCTGCGTGGGTATAAGTGATGGAAGCACCTTCTTCTGTTGTATAGCCCTCCTCGGCACCGATGGTGGTATTACCCATGTAAACGCCAGGAAGCTCGGCGTCTTCTGGTTGGATAGCCAAACGATAGTTACCCTCAATGATACCATCAATAGTCTTGAATGGCTGCGACTGGTTCTTCTTGATGAAGAGCTGATATACAGCCTCGTAGGTGGACTTCTTTGTCTTGCGGTCAACAATTCCGCCACCTTCCTCAACCTGGGTCATAGTATCGCCTTTCGTTGGAGTAACAGTAGTAGTGCCATCCTTTGGAGTTGGGAGCTTAGTCCACTCGTTCTTTTTGCTACCTACCTCTTGAACGTAGATAGTGCATTTGCCCCATGATGTTACTGACATAATTTAATCGTTTATGAGTTTATATTCAACTTGATTATTTATTACATGTTCTCCCGTGCTTGTTGCATATACCCTCTGCTCAATAGCGTGGGCTGCATACTCGCTCGTTCTGAACGTTTCCAAGAGATTCCAAGCCAGTTTGCAGATTTCGTCAACTCTGATAGTGTTCTCCTCAAACTGCCCATCTACGTCCTGGTCTTGTATATATATATTTACATTTATAATTGCCGTTTGAAGCTGCGTTCCCTCATTAGCCAAGATGGAGATAACGACATCTTCCTTATGAGAATTATGCGGTCTCATCGTCTTTGACAGCTTGCCATTGACGTTGTTCATGAAACCGCTTTCATTGATGTACCGGTAAACATCTGTCTTAATTGCTCCGTCTGATTTCATATCTTCCACTTGTTTATTTCATTAACTGCCGAGTCTATTGCTGTCTTCACACGCTGCTCTACAATGGATGTGGCCCATATCTTCGTTGATGCGAGGACATCCTTGCTTTCCAAGGCTTCCACCTCTCCTGCGTATTCCATTCCGGCAACGACAACCAAAGCATAAACCCTGGAATATTCCTTAGCAAGGTCATTGATCATCTTCTTGCCCTTTGCAGAGCCGTCTTTGCCACTGAGAACCTGCGAAAAGGCTGATTCCATATATTTACTTCCCTGCTCGTACACGGCGAAGCCTATAGAACTTCTTAGGTTGCCCGTATGGTCTATCCAGCTTTCCTTGGCAGACCTGTTACGGATTCTAACCACAGATTCGTCTCCTAGCTTGCTCAATGCCTTAAGCACATTCTCCTGTATCTTCCTTGCGGCTCTTTGTAGGAAGGCGTCAAGAGCGGAAGCGCTGGTTGTCATTCTTATGCCCATATCTTACACTGGAGTTGATAACGATGAAATCCCTTGACCTTGATAATTACCTCCTCAGCCCCTAAAATTTCTAGCTTGATAAAATCCCCATAAGAGAACTTTTCAATTCCTACGGGCAAGTTATGCACTTCGTAGGAGTAGTAATCAATAGAACCGTCAGATGTAACTAACTTGTTGGCCTCGCCAGCAGGAACTACATCACAAGTGCAGCAGAACTTCCACTCGGTCTTGCCCTGGTGATAATTTCCATCATCATCTGTATAGCCAGCTACCTTCTGCTGCCGGTATAGCTTTGAGGCATGAAAACTCAATAGACTCATCAGCAATTAATGTAAACTGTCGGCTTCGGAGTAAGTGAAACCTCCTCCTCGCCGATAGAGTTATATAAACGATTGACTTGAACTAATATAGCCTTTCGCTGGTCTTCCGAGAGGGAACCTATTGATTTGTCCGCTTCGGAGAAGCTAACGGCTTGTATGAGAGAAAGCAGACAGTCGGCAAGCGTTCCTTTGTAGGCGTCACTTCTAGCAACGTCACCAGTGAACTCTGATTCGATATCGAGGTCACGCTTTATACAAGCGTTTTCCACGAAACCATAGGGGATAGGTATGTGTACCTCATCCACCAAAGCTTGTCCGACCGTCTTCATGATTACTCCTCAGCTTTAGCTGCGTTATCCTTGAACTCCTTCTTCTTTGTAGGAGGCAGCTCATTGTAGGCATCAATAATCTCCTTGTCACTGGCATCACTAGCAAGTGTAGCACCAAGAGCATTAAGAGTTGTAATAGCCTCTGGCTTCTTGTAGGTCACATCAGAGATTGTAACCTTGACATCCTCTGTATCTGCTTTCTCCTTTTCGGTATCAACCGAAACGTCTGGGTCTGCCAGCTTAGTATTAATCTGATAGATTGTATCAACATCCTCGATGACAGGCAAGCAGTATGCCTGCACCGCAGTAGTCTCACGCAATGGATCAGTTGTTGAATACTGAGAGATAAGCTTGTAATCAATCTGCTGATAGGTTACACCTGCCACTCTGTTTGTTGCCTCTGCTACCTGACCGTAAACGAGGGCACCAATCATCTGTGAGCAGACACCGATAATCATATCGTTGTTCCAAGGCTTAACGCTCTTCTTCACACCATCATGCTCCAAGCGGACAGTACGGTTGATGATGCGGAATGATACACCGGTCTCGTCCAAGAATGCCTCCTGGAATACGCTGGCAGTAGGAACAGGCAGCTTTGTGTTGGAGTCATAAGTCTGACCCTTGTAGTTGGCAACAAGCTCGCGAGCGTCCTGTGCCTTCTTCAATTCGTCAAACTTAGCCTTTCCAATCCAGAAGATCAAGATGGTATTGCCATCATTCGATGCTCGCGCGATACATTCCTTCAAGTCTGCAACGGTAATACCAGTATCAACATTGTTGATGCCGAGCTGATTTTTCGGCAAGTACTGATACGTGATACGAAGCAGCTCATTTGGATTATCGTCGTCACGGACAGCCACGTAGCCATTAGAAAGACCGTAAAGAAGAGCATACTCATTACGCTCGTCAACACCGACATTACAAGCTACCGGGTCCTGCGCCAGCTTACGGCGAATCTCTGCTGTCTGACCGCCCTGGGCTTCCATAAGTCGGAGGGAAAGAATATCTGACTCCTTCAAGAACTTCTTCATACCAACCTTTGGCAGTTTGCCGTTGGCTGTCTGAATCTTGTCACGAGACTTCAAAGGAACCGGAGAATCAACTGCCACGTAGTCAGCAGCTACGTAAGAGGTATCAACTGTGTCGGCTTCCCATTTGTTGTCGGTAGAATAAACGCGGCGAAGAATGGATGTATCCTTGTGGAGATACGTCATCTCGTTCTTGCGCTTACCGTTAATCTTCTCAATCAATGTCTTCAGGATTGGGAAGAAACTCAAGATATACTTAAGAAATAAAGAACTCTGTTGCATAAATCACCTCCTTAACCGATTGCATCGTGTCCCCACTGAAGAGTAGGAACGGCTGTTTTCAAAGCTGCCTTGATCGTATCGACAGGATAAGGGACAGCCTTATCATTAGCCTCACCTGCCGTCATAACACCTACATGAGGGGTATCTACCGGAGCAGTTGTCATACAAACACCAACGTACTCGTGATTTTCCGGCAATGAAGCATAAGCCTCACCTGTTACCGGCATAGGCTTGTACTCGCCAGACTTGGTATCACGAATGATAATGTGTCCGCACTGGATGAACTCTCCAGAGAAACCTGTCATGTCAAGAATGACACCACCCATGATGCCATTCACGTAATTTCTGATGATTACAGACTCCTTGCCTGAATCAAACGTTTTTGTCTTGCTTACGCCATACATAACTTTTATAATTTAAAGATTACATAGTTTCGGCAAGCTCATCAATCTCATTGTCCTTGATAACCTCAACCTCTTCCTTCTTAGGCTTTCTCTGAGCCGCAGGAGCACCAAGCTTTCCGAGACCTTCGTTAGCACGTTCTTGATCGATAGCTGCCAAGTCCTCCACAACACCATCGTAGAAATCATCGAACTCAGATTCGTTCTCGAACTTCATCTTGTCGAAATTCTTCAAGACAGTCTTTCCGAACGTACCTTTGTCCTTAAGGAGTGCCTTCAGCTTAGAACGGCGGCCATCATTCTCACGCTCTGACTTCAAACCGAGGATTTCGGTCTGCAAGGCTTTGTTCTGAGTAATGAGTGCCTGTGCCCATGCTGGGACCTGCTCACCTTTCTCTTTCTTCTGTTTGCGGATTGGTTTCTTGTTGCCGGCAGGGTCATCATCGTCGTCATCGACCTCGTCGTCATCCAAGTCTTGACTATCCTTAAAGCTCTGGATAGTACGCTGCGCGGTCTTTTGCGCAATCTTAAGATAAGGAAGAACCGCATTGACCTGCTTTTCAATCTCTGCGTCTACATCCTCGTCTGAGGCTTTTTCATCGAGTTCTAAGTTATTGGCAACATCGGCAGCAATACCCTCTAACTCTTGTCTACTGAACCCCAACGCCTCTGATTTGGGTTTCAGAATAACTAAAACTTGCTTCGTTCTTTTTTTCATTCTAACTAAATATTTAATTGAACAATAAATTCAAGAAATATCCCCGGTACGAAGCGATAGCAATAAGTAATGCTGCAAAATTATAAAAAAAGTATTTAATCACCAAATATATTGCAAGGAAATATACTTAATGATTAAATACTTTATGGTTACATATAAATATTACTCTGGATAATTGAGCTTATCCGGTCCAGCTGTGGATAGATATGCGGAGAACATACCACATAGCTCTTTTGCTCCGTTTAGGTCGTTCAGCTTGTAATTACCGCATTCTACTTCCGAAGCACCCGGAATCGTCTTTGATAGAGAACAGGTCTTGAAGGCATCAACTATCATTTCCTTTATGAGCTTTGAAGTCCACGTACCTTTAAGGACAAGGTAGAAACCTGTAAGACATCCCATCGGACCAAAATACAGAACTGAATTGCTAAGAGGGCTATCATTGCGTAAGTAGTCCGCCATCAAATGCTCTACTGTGTGAGCAACTGCAGGCGACATCATATCCTTATTTGGCTTGCATACACGAATATCGAATGTTGTAGCAGTCTCCAATCCCCATTTATCTACTCTCGAAACATAAAGGCCTGGCTTCAGTTTCGTATGATCAACTTTAAAACTTGGTATCATTCTCTAATAATTTACAAACAACATTAAATGCCTTTTCGGCAAGACTATCCCAAAAACCTGCATACTGCTCGGTCTGGTTCGGCTCCAGTGGATTATCGCTAATAACTCGGATAGAAGTGAAACCAATCCCTTTCTTGTAGCATACCTGTGCAAGGGCGGCAGACTCCATATCGATGGCGCATACGTTATACGAATTAGGAAGGAAATCCTTAATCGCCAATACCTGCTCTCTCGTAGTGATAAACTTATCTCCAGTTGCTATCGTTCCTAATCTGAATCTTTCATCCATATCAATCCAGGAGAAATCAGAGGGAAAGACTGCCGGCATACCTTGAACTTGCCCGTTGGCATTCGGTTCGCCGCAATATACATCGTGGTAACAGTATGAATTACCAATCACGACATTACCAGGTTTCAATCCTGCAACGGCAGCACCGGCACATCCTACCGATATAACTCTTGTAACAACGTCATTTGCGACAGAAGAGAGAAAATCGGTTAAACCGATAGCAGCATTTACCTTTCCTATTCCCGTCTTAAACAACACCGTGTTTTGCATATCCGACTTCATAAGCCAATCTCTGATAAGGTCGTATTCCTTATCCATAGCGGTAACTATGACAATCATTGCGCACCTCCTTTCGTTAACTTAAGCTTCTTGCAACGGTTGTAAATAGCGTTCTCGTCCACTCCAATCTTTGTTGCAATAGCTTTTACCGGGTACTTACCATACATTCTGCGAATGATGAAATCTTCGTCAGCAGTAAACACGTGGCTCTTGCTGATACCCATTTCCTTCATCTTACGATGGATGGCCCAATAATTACGATTGAGCTGCTTTGCAATCTCTGTTGTTGTCATCACTAAAGCGTTAACCTTGATGAACTCAATCTCTTCTGCACTAAAATGTTTTCCTCTACTCATTATTTAATATTTGGGTTCATTAAGCCGCCCAAGGCTTTCTTTCTCTTTCTGTTATATCTTCTGTTTGCGGCAATCCTTTCAGCATTCTCTTTACGATAAACTTCCATTCTTGCCAATAGATGCTCCTTATGTTCCTGATAATACCTTCTATGGTATTCCCGGATATCTTCCTCACTTCTCGCCATGAACCTTGTCTTTTATAAGTTCGTACAGTGATGGGCTGAGTGTGCTCCATTGATCATTCTCGTCTTTCACGAGATAGAATCCATCAGGAACATAGAACTCTCGATTTCTCAACCTAACTATCAACGTCTGTTTAGTGCAGTCTCCGCTGACAGTCTTTACTAACTCTGAAACGTCTGGGCATTTCCATAATTCTTGGATGTTCTCGGAAGATACTTTAATTGCAATCATATCACTTAAACTTAATAATGAAAAACTCATGATCCAACCACTTGCTTGGGCAAAGACCTTTCTTCGGTTTGCCGATGATGATACTCTCAATCTCCTTCTCAATTCGTGGGCTATCCTTGCGGTAGCCATTGATGAAGAGGACGTGAGTATAAGGTTTATATTCAAGCTTGCCTATCACGCGACAATAACCGCCAAACTCATCGAAAAGCACCTAGCCGCTTTCGGCTTGGTTCACCAGTCGGGAAGCCCAATATGGTTTTATCTCCCGATATTCCTCAGTCTTCTCGCCCGACACTATCATATCGAACCATTCCTTACTGACGGTAAGGGTCAATACTTTCTTTTCCATAATTAACCAATTTTCCCCTCAGTTGATATTACTAAGAAATCGTTACCAATTTCTTTTCTTCTATTCAACTCTTCGCAAAGAACAGATGTATCAGCAAGATTGATATGCTGATTTACATACTTCTCCTTATCTGTGAAGGTAAGAAGAGTTTCATCTGGGTTATTTACTTCCACTATATTCTCCACACTTTCCGAAAGAGATTTGATTTCTCCATGGACAAAATCATATACATTTTTGTCGATAACTTTCTGTCTTGTCAGAGTTTCGACTGCTGTTTGAATCTTTAAGATTGATTTTTGCATTTCTTGTTTCATAATCATATTTTTTTTAGTTTATTTGAACTACCTAATATATCTCTAATATCGAACGGAGTTTTGCCAGCAAACCTAGCAAGGCAATTCATTAGCTTGCGAGAATATCTTGCAGCAATCTTTTCTGCCTTTACAATACGATGGTCAACTCTGCCATAGCCACCACCTTTGCTAGCATAATACAAAGCCCATCTAGGCTCCCAGTATTGCTTAATCTTAGGCAGTTTTTTCGATACATTCAAACCATCCAATATCATCCTTATATAGCGAGGACTTCCGTAGCAACGCTTCATTATCTTCTTGGCTTGTCTAATCTTCATAGGCTACTTCTTTTTATTACAAGGGCAGCTCTCGACGTGAATAACACAAACTCCGTGTTTCGTGTCTACTATCAGATAGTCATGCCCTTTCTTGGTGAATATTTTTATATTAAACTCTTCTTTTTCGTGTGGAGTTCCTAAGCTGAAAGAAATCCTAAAACCAATTACCCTATTATGAAAATCAAAAAGAGCAAACCGTATGACTTGGCTAAGTCTAAAATCTTACTCTTCATACGTTAGTCCTCCTTATCGAATTTGTTGCCGACAACATAAACTTCAAATAAATTAACAAACGGCTCGTAATTGTCAACTTTATCTAAACTCTTGAAGGCAAACGTTCCTTCTTCTTCAATATAAACTACCTCATAGAGATTGTCTATACACAAAAGGTCATAACCGTCATGCACTATATCACCTTCCCAAATCTCATTTCCCTCACGATCTTTCAACCCTGTGAACTGGCAGACGGTAGAAGGGTCAACCTGATAAGTGAGATTTCTGTTTAACTTGCTTTCTTTCTGACGATTCTCAATAATGTATGTATTACCATTCTCCTCGTAGAAATATCCGCAAACCCATCCTTTTCCGTCAAGACGTAAAGCCTTGAACTTGATATTTTCTATTTTCATAAGCTATTCATATAAAATTGTTATTCTTTTACTTTTATTAACCTTCAATATAGCCTCCTTGGCTTTATCAACCGAAGGAAACAGATATTCTGGACGAAGGTTACATGCGCCATAATCCCAATAATGGATAAGCCCAAAGAGCAATGAATGTCTTTTATCTACACGATAAGCAAGGATTTGCTCATTCCAAGAATCGTAATGTATGCCTCTAACAGCCTTGCTTTTACGATACATAACTACTATTCTATAGGTTGCCATAACTATTTTGCTTTAACATTATACACTCCATCAATGACATCCACCTCGTAGCAATCGGGACAATAGTGTTTACCATCTATCATTTCCCAATCAGAGTAGTCACCTATATCGACTTCTTTGTTGCTGAATAGTGCAGAGCAAGTATCTGTACCGCCAAATACTCCTCCGCATCTATCGCAAACAATCTGATACATTGTAATCGGTCTATACATAAGCTATTCTTCTTTAAGTTCTACTGGCTCATCTTTCCAAGACAATTCTCTTCCGATGAGCTTCTTAATGCTGCCATTTGGGATTGTAACAAAGTCATTTAATCTATCTGCATAACTACATCGTGTTGGAACCCACACACAATTAACAAACCTTCTAGGTTTTTGGTCATAGACACGTTCGCAACCAAACATATCAACAGCTACCCATGCCATAACTATATCTTTTTAAGTTTTATTTTTACCGACTTCAAAATTCTTTCACCTCCGTCCCAGAAGCATGAACGTCTAAGATAGAAAGGTTGACCTTTTAACCAAGGGAACTTTTTGTAGAAAGCCTTCCATTTCGCCTTTCCAGCCTTCAAAGAAGGCACTTCAATACAGCTTCTGACATAGCAGCTACCAAAGACTAACGTATTATCACAAACGTTTTTATCCATAACTATTCCTCCACTTTATTATCTAACGTTACAATCAATAGTTCGTTAATAATTCAATAATGTGCTAAGCAGCTATACGCTGTAAGCACG